TTTATGATAGCTTTACTCCATGTCACGTACTAGAACTAATTAAACAAAATATTGCTGAAGGTTGGTATGATCCTGCGTTGCTGGAAGAATATACTGAAGCTGAATGGAATGAGTTAAACGATTATATCAAACACGAGCGTGATGAAAACTTTACCTATGCTGCCATGGAACAATGGCGTGGCAAGTACCTTGTACAAAACCGTGTCACAAATGAGATTAAAGAAACTCCGCAAATGGCGTATATGCTAATTGCAGCTACCTTGTTCGCAACGTACCCAGCAGCAACACGATTAAAATGGGTTAAGGATTATTATGATGCCGTTAGTAATTTCGATATTAGCTTGCCCACTCCTGTTATGGCTGGCGTACGAACTCCGCAAAGACAGTTCTCAAGCTGCGTTCTTATTGAGACTGGTGATAGTCTTGACAGCATTAACGCTACCACTAGTAGTATTGTTAAGTATGTTTCACAAAAAGCCGGAATTGGTATTGGTGCTGGAAGTATCCGTGCCCAAGGATCTCCTATACGTAAAGGCGATGCCTATCATACTGGAGTAGTACCGTTCTTTAAAATGTTCCAAGCAGCGACACGTTCATGCTCACAAGGTGGTGTACGTAATGGTGCCGCAACAGTATATTACCCAATTTGGCACTTGGAAGTAGAAGACCTACTGGTACTTAAAAACAACAAAGGTGTTGAAGATAATCGTGTACGTCAAATGGATTATGGTGTACAGTTCAACAAACTAATGTATGAGCGTCTTATTCAAGGTGGTGATATTACATTATTCTCACCAAGCGATGTGCCAGGATTATATGACGCCTTTTTTGCTGACCAAGACGAGTTCAGACGGTTATATGAAACAGCAGAGCGTAACACACGCCTTCGTAAGAAAACAATCAAAGCAATGGAATTGTTTAGTCACTTTATGGGAGAACGTAAAGACACTGGACGCATTTATCTACAAAACGTAGACCATTCAAATGAGCATGGTAGCTTTAAACCTGATCTAGCACCGATTAAACAAAGTAACCTGTGCTGTGAAATTAACCTTCCAACTAAACCACTGAATGACTTTAACGATCCAGACGGTGAGATTGCCTTATGTACACTGAGCGCAGTTAACTGGGGCAATGTTAAAAAACCAAGTGACTTTATGCGTATTGGTAAACTAGCAGTACGTGGACTTGATGCGCTACTAAGTTATCAAAATTATCCTGTGCTAGCAGCGTATAACGCTACAATGGGTAGACGCCCTCTTGGTGTTGGTATCATTAACTTGGCATACTGGATGGCACGTAACAACATGACATACAGTGAGCCTAACTTGGCGATGATTGACGAATACGCAGAAGCGTGGAGTTACAGTCTAATTAAAGCAAGCGCAGACTTGGCAGCAGAACAAGGCGCATGTGGCTGGAGCAACCAAACAAAATACGATGATGGCATCTTACCTATTGACACATACAAGCGTGATGTTGATGAGTTGGTAGCACCAGTAGAGCGTATGCCTTGGGCAGAACTACGCACACAACTACGTGAAACTGGTATTCGTAACTCAACACTAATGGCACTTATGCCAGCAGAAACAAGTGCGCAGATTAGTAATGCTACCAACGGCATTGAGCCGCCACGTAGTTTAGTAAGTATTAAACAATCAAAACATGGTGTACTAAAGCAGGTAGTGCCAGGTATCCATCATCTTAAAAACAAGTATGAACTACTATGGGATCAGACATCACCAGAAGGCTATCTAAAGATTATGGCAATTCTACAGAAATACATTGACCAAGGCATCAGTGTTAATACAAGCTATAACCCACAGCACTTCTCAGATGAGAAAATCCCAATGAGTACAATGCTACAGCATGTGATGCAATTCTACAAATATGGTGGCAAGCAGTTATATTATTTCAATACATTTGACGGTGCCGGTGAAATAGATATTGACAAAATGGAAGAAGCAAGTATAGTGAATAGTAATATAGCAATTGAAGATGAAGATTGTGAAAGCTGCGTAATTTAAAGGAATACTAATGAGCGTATTTAATACAGAAAATAGAAGTGACCATACGAAAAATCTAGCGTTCCTCGATCCATCAGGGGGCGTGACTATTCAACGCTACGATACAATGAAGTATCCTAGCTTTGATAAGTTTACAGAAAAGCAACTGGGGTTCTTCTGGCGCCCTGAAGAAGTTGACACATACAAAGATGGTAAAGACTTTAAAAATCTAACACCTCATGAGCAGCATATCTTTACTAGTAATCTGAAGCGTCAGATCCTACTAGACAGTGTACAAGGTAGAGCACCAGCAGAAAGTTTTGGTAGTATTGTTTCACTACCTGAACTTGAGAACTGGATTATTACTTGGACGTTTAGTGAAACAATTCACAGTCGTAGTTATACACACATTATTCGTAATGTGTATAATGACCCCAGTGTTATCTTTGATCAACTAATGGACATTCCAGAAATTATGGATTGTGCTGGAGATATTTCAAAGTATTATGACGATCTTATCACAGCAGCAAGTTGGTTTAACTTACTGGGAGAAGGCACACACAAAGTCAACGGTAAAAAAGTTGTAGTTGATATGTACGACCTTAAAAAGAAATTATGGCTAGCACTAATGAGTGTTAACATTCTTGAAGGTGTTCGCTTTTATGTTTCATTCGCTTGTAGTTGGGCATTTGCTGAACTTAAAAAGATGGAAGGCAATGCTAAAATTATTAAGTTTATTGCCCGTGATGAAAACCTACACCTAGGCAGTACGCAACTACTACTCAAGACACTTAAAAAAGATGATCCAGTGTTTGTGAAAATTGCTCAAGAAACAGAACAAGAATGTATTGACATGTTTACTGATGCGGTTGACCAAGAAAAAGCATGGGCAGAGTATTTGTTTAAAGACGGTAGTATGCTTGGTTTGAATAAGCAACTACTATGTGAATACATTGAACACATCGCAATGAAGCGTATGACTAACGCAGGCTTGCCAAAAGTTTATTCACAAACAAGTAACCCACTGCCTTGGACACAGAAATGGATCGCAGGCGGTGATGTACAAGTGGCACCACAAGAGACTGAGATCACATCATATATCAATGGTGGGACGACACAGGATGTAAACGAAGACACGTTTAAGGGATTTAGTTTATGATCACAGTATACAGCAAAAACTTATGCGGGTATTGTGACATGGCTAAGGCTTATTTAAACAAGAACGGTCTTGAGTTTGAGGAAATCAATATCGAGTCTGTGCCAGAAGCCCGTGAGTTTCTAATTACAGAAGGTCACAGAACAATGCCACAAATTTATCATAATGGCAAACTATTAGTAGAAGGCGGCGCAATGGGGTTAGTAAAATTACAACCCGAAACTGTACGTGAACTTATTGGAGAGGTAAAACTAGATGTTAAAGATTTCAAACTTTAAAAAAGGCGATGTGATTACTGTTAAACTCAGCACAGGTGAAGAAGTAGTCACCCGCTTTGACACAGACACAGGTACTGAATTAAACGTAATTAAGCCAGCAGTGCTTACACTTAATCCACAAGATGGGCAAGCAATGCTTATTCCATGGATTATGAGTATTGATACAAGCAGTAGTGATCCTGTCATTATCAATAAATCACAAATTGTAGCAGTATGTAAACCTGAAAGCCGTCTAAGTGATGGATATCTGCAGAGTACTACTGGTATCACAAAACCAACAATGTCTGAAAATGGTCTACTCATCTAATAAATACGTGTATGAACTTTGTACACCGAGATAATGACAGGAGAATTTGTGGGGCTTCAACAAAAGCCACAGTAAATAATGTCAGAGTAAACAACCAATTTATAAGCACAGAGGGCGACACCAACAGTCATAGTGGTGGCGCCCTTGGTGCGACTGTTACGAGTGGAAGAACTCGTGCCGGCGGCAAGCCAATCATTATACTAAACGATCCAGCAAGTGCTGATAGACTTTGTGGCGTAATTGGTCACAGTGGCCATGGTCATTGTAATCCAAAAGCATCACAAGCAAGTAATAATGTAAGAGCTGGGGGATAAAATGCCAGAATATACTGATTTTAAAAACGGCTTGCAATCAGCCAATGACTATTTGGATACTAGAAATCATCTAAGTGGGACAACTGCGCTGGGCAACAGCGCACTACGTATTGTAGGAAAAGCTGAATATAGTTTTACACTGCGTGAACTATTATGCGGAGTGTTGAGCGGCAATGGCGTTAAACTTCCAAACTTACAGATCTGTTTAAGCGCAAACATCAGTGCCTTATTACAAATTCCATCACTACAGGGCGCACTAGCAGACGCCTTGGGGCAACTTGAAGGTACCATGAATGACTTTATGGACCACACAAAGTTAGATAGTGTACTGGGCAGACTAAACGGCGTACTAGCTGAAGCACAGAATGTTGCCAACATGATTAACTTCTGTAGTGCTCCAGTTGATCCCATTGCTATTCCGAATATACTAGAACGTGCTATGGGTAGTTTTTTGGGAGCAGGCAAAAACTTAATTAATCAAATTGGTAATATTGCTCCTGATAATGTATGTGCTTGCATTAGCCCTGGCGGTGGATTTAATGCCAGCGCATTTACTGGTGGAATACTAGGAAATATTGCTAATAATATTGAAGCCATCAACGCAGGCACACTTAGCCAAAGTGTAATTAACAGTATAACGTCAGATATTAGTCAAGTTGCTAGCAGTGTAAGTAACTTAATTAATTTTGAGAACAACATAAATGGAGCATATGCTCTAGGTGGAAGCCAATTTGGAACTCCTGATTCAGGATGTAACAGTGAAGTTGGTGTGATGCATAACCCACAAAATGGCAGTATCGCAGCCAATGCCAGACTTGCCTCAAGTATGAAAGGGTTATACGACAGACTTGCTGGATATCCAGTTGTGTACAGACCAGGAACAAGTCTTGGTGGAACAACTGGTGAAGTGCCAGTTAGTTCAAGTAACCCAGCTGCTGGTAGTACTACACCCATAGAATACGAAAACATATTTAAATTATTATTTGATGATGAATTTTTAGCATTATTAGATGCGGCTGACGATCCACAAAGTAATGTTGATAATCAGGTTCCAGTATTTGATTACTGTGGAACCATCATTGGATATACTACACAAGTCATACAACAAGAACAACAAACAAGTGCTGGCTCTACCCCGACTACACCAAACTCACCAGGATTTATTGCTGGCGGGCTAGATACTTCAGGCGGTAATACAGCAAGTAATACTGAAACTGTCGCTGGCGGATCTATAACAGTCAACAATGGTGGTGGTGGCGGAGCAACCGTCCATCTTGTTGGTAGCGAATCAGCACAACTGGCATTACAAACAAATACACTTGACCTTGTCATTAGAACAGACATACTAACTATTTTTGCTCGGTTAGACACTGCTAACAATAACTTTGGTACCATGGCAGATTATCAGCAAAGTAGTGTAACATTTAGCGCATTTGGCAACCATGTAAATGAATTAACTGGCGCAGGATTTGTTTCAAAAGATGGTACAATTGCCGTTGCCAGATCAATAGTTGGAACTGCTAACCAAATAACAATTATTAATGGCACTGGTGCTGGTGGCAATCCAACTATTAGTTTAAGTGGTAACCCAATCTTGCCAGGAAATGCCAGTGTTACTATTCCATCTGGTAATACTAGTCAGAGACCAAGTACATCTACGTCAGGAATGGTACGTTATAACAACGCCACAAACAACGTTGAAGCATTCTTTAGTGACACAAACACTTGGCAAGACCTAGCAACAACACAGGATATATCATCACAATCATTTAATATTATTAATATTGGTGCTGGTGTAGAAATATATAAACAAAAAAACGTCAGTAATGAGCATGAGTTTAGAAAAATTAATGCTACTGGTGGTATTAGTCTTACACAAAACGCTAACGATATCACTATTACTGACACCATTACTGCCAGCAATACTGGCACTGGTGTAGAACTATTTAAATCACGAGTTACCAATGACCTACAATTTAGAAAACTAACGTCGTCTAATAATAGTGTAACTATAACACAAAATTCAAATGAGATTGACTTAACTACTCCGGGTGTATTAAACACTACAATGACAACCACTGATGCTATAACCACTGCGGTATTATTTAATGGTACAGCATTGTCTCCTGGCACTGATAAAACTTGGTTCTTTAAGATTTATGTGCTAGCTGGTCGTGACACAACTAAACGTGCTTGGCAGTTACAGGGCGTAGTACAAGACAACAGTGACACTGAGAGTTTTGTAGGAGCAGTTAGTCGTATAGATTACCAACGCAACACTGGTGAATCTACTATTACACCCTGGAGTAATGGATCAACCTACGCAATTGGCGAGCAAGTTGAATATGATATGATTATATACACTTCAAACACTGAGATCACCGCTGGTGACCCAAGCAGTTGGACAAGTCCTGACCTCAATGATTTTAACGATTGGGACGTTACTGACTCAGGTTGGAATGCTAGTGTTGACATTACTAGCAATACAATGTCTATTAAAGTACGTGGTGACGCCCAGACAGTTAACTGGAGCGTAAAACTTGAATATGTTGAATTATAAATAAATTGAATTAAATACTTGACAAGTAAGTCGTCTTGCTGTATGCTATGTATAGTAATAGGTTATGGTAAGACGTCATGGCAAAAACAATAACTTAATCTTAGGCAATGAAAGGCAAAAGCAATGAGATCGAAAGATACCAGTGATGGGCGAAAAATTATGGCAAAGGTCGAGGTACCCTTAGGGGTCGACGACATTACAATATACGCATTGAGATACCTTGATGCGATTGGTGACAATAATCCAAGAGAGACTATTTTATCCAGTAATAAACGAACTATATTTGGATTTGCGAAACATGCGATATATATGCATGGTGCTAATGAACCCAAAATTTATGTAGACAAGAAACTTAATGGACAAGTTAATACTATTCGCAAAATTGTAGAATACAAATTTCCAGAGTGTGATTAATGGCAGAAATAATTAATTTTCAAGTTGAGCGTGCTGTTCGTAAAAGCGGCATCCAAGATCGAGCATTAATTAAAGACATTATCAATGATGGGTTCGATCCATTTAATAAAAAAGAAGTTGAGCAATATTGGGATTGGTTCTCAATACAAAGTGGTCCAATCGATATTGATACTGATTGGACGTCTGATGCTCTTACTAATTTATTATATGACATTGTAAACGAAGTGGATACAGAATGAGATTAATAATTGTATCATCTATTATTGCCACTACTGCGTGTACTCCAGTAATACCAAATAGTACACCAAAAACAGCAGGCACATCTAAATACCCAACACAGATAGTAGTTGTACTCACTGAAGAGAAAATTAAACAAGTAAACATTGGCGATGAAAACCTTATTGGATTGGCTGATATTGTGCCTATAAATGATGACCGGGTTGGCCCAGATGGTGATGGAACTAACATCGCAAATATAGGGTTTGACCCTAACTGCATTCCATATTGTATGGAATAACTAAAATTAATAAGGAATACCCAGATTGAGTGATACTCTTGTGTTAAATGCTGATGGACAACCAGTAAGTTTTTTACCTATTAGCATTGTACAGTGGAAAGAAGCTGTGCTATACGTGTATCACGATAAGTGTACAGTATTAGATTGGTATGACGATTGGACAGTCAGTAGCCAGAGTTGGGAGACTCGTGTGCCGGCAGTAATTATGTTAAAAGAATATATGCACAAGACTCGTCAACCACGTTTCAGCAAAAATAATTTGTATTTGCGAGATTTGTACGAATGCGGGTATTGTGGAGACAGACAATTTAAAAGTGAATTAACAACTGACCACGTTCATCCCATCAGTAAAGGTGGAAAAACAAATTGGACAAACTGTATTACTGCGTGTAAAAAATGTAACTGGTCCAAATCAGATAAAGTAGGACCTGATTGGCGTCCACGATACAAACCTTATGCGCCAGGATATTATGAACTTGTACGTAAGCGTAAACAACTTCCGTTTGTGTTAAAGCACCCAAGTTGGAAAACTTGGTTAACAAATTAATTCAAACTATTTTATAAAGCATTGAAAGCGAACGATTTTATTGTTCGCTTTTTTGTTGACAACCAAGACGTCTTACTGTATATTAATGGTATAGTAACAAAGGATGTACTTCATGACTGTAGCAACTTACAACACTTTCAAAACAATTACTGAAACACTAGAAACAACATTTGAAGAGTTTGATGCCAAGTTCCGTGAAGCTGAAATTAAATTCTTTTTCGAGCGCAAAGCGGCAGTTGCTGAATTTTACGCAGACAAAGAATACCGTGCAAAGACAGATGATTGGACTTGGTACGAAGAGGTTTACCGTGTAGCTGGTGGCAAAGGCATGTACAGCATCGTTCAGCCAGGTTATTACAATGATGCTGGCATTACTGAACAAGCTAACAAGCACGTAGACAGCAAGATTGCTGCTCGTAACGCTAAGATTGCCAAGAAGCTAACAGACGCTAACATTACTGAAGTTACTGCTGGTAACGTTGATCACAGCACAGACGGGTTTCACGGTTACTTTACTGTAGAAACAGAAGCTGGTACAAAGCGTATCGACATTGAAACAATCTTCGCAGGCGGCTATAACATTCAGCGCCTACATTACCGCACACTAGTTAAAGTATCAAAATAAGGACGTAACAATGATTGACATGCAAAATGAGTAAAAAAACATGTGACGCATTTTTTTGTACAAAAAAGACACCAAAGAAGTATCGTTACTGCTACGATTGTGCCAAAAGTAAGGGCTTAATTGGTGGCGGATTTAACTGGGTTGGCTGGCTAATATTAATTCTAATTTTAATGGCATTTTTTTAATAAACCGGCTTGACAACCAAGACGTCTTACTGTATAAAGTATGTATAAGTTAAACAAAAGGACAGCATGATGCATACGAAAAACGAATACGCATTTACTACACAAGCGGAAGCGCAAGAGTTTGCCAACGGTTACTTAGGTCCATCTGGACGTCCAGATCGTGACACTTATGTAACTGGTCCATTTTACCGTGATGATGCTGTTACTTTTAAAGATATGCCGTGGGTTGAATGTAGACCACCTTACTGGTCAGTTGGCATAGAAATTTATTCATAAAACTGCCTTTTAGGGCTTGACAACCAAGACGCTTTGCTTTATAAGTGTATATATAGACATTAGGAGATACCAAATGAAAATCACTGTACAACACGCTAAAATGAACCACCAAACTGGTACTGTTATCAGATACACAGACGTAGCAGAAGTTGCCATCCCTGTTGAACTTTCAGCATTTGGTACTCAAATGGAATGTCTTGAATATGCTTATCGTTGGACAAATAACATAATGGGTTCCTGGAGCATCAAGAAAACATCATTTCCTGATCCTGCTAACGGCGACCGTGTTAACGGTGATTACAACGAAGCAGTAACGGTACTTGCTCCCCGCCCAGATGGTATGGGCACACGTTCAACTATGATTCATGACCGTATGGTAGCAGACGGAGTAACATATAACGTCGAAGTTATGGGTTTCGAAGAAGTAGAAATGGAGAATGTATAATGGCATTCGCACCAGACAGCGTAGGGTTTACTTACGGCGATAAAAGTATTATTGGATGCTTTAACGAATGTGAAGATGGACGACTGTTTGAGTTTTCCAAAAATACAGACAGCACATTTAATATGCCACATAAAATTTGGGTAACCACCCCAAGTAATTTAGACAGTGGGTTTCGTTACGGTATAGTTAAAAAGACAGTAGCATATTTGGTTACTGACGAGGATGATAATGGTCCTATTTTTGAAAAATGGAAAATTAAAGGGCTAGGAGTTTACCAAAATCAATCATTAAACATACAATTTAGGTAAATTAATTTATAACCTACTGAAAGCGAACGATTTTATTGTTCGCTTTTTGCTTGACATCAGCAAGACGTCTTGCTATATTATATGTATAGTAACAAACACAGCAAGGAATACAAAATGTCAGTAGCATACGCAAAACTTCAAGAAGCAATGATCAACGCAACTAATAATAACGAAAATCTTAATGCGGACTACAGCATTAACTGGAGTTTTGTAGACGCAGATGCGTATGCTGAATGCTTTACTATGTTTGCTGACACCACAGAG